TTATGGCAAGGGCTGGAATGAGAAGATTAACCCGACGAGGCCCGCTCCCTCAAACAGAAATTGTATATAAAGTGCGAAGGGTAGAGAGGAATGAGAAAGGGGAATTAATAAGGGGTGAAATATTCGAGGTTCCGGCATCACAAGTGCAAGCATATTTTGAGCCCATCAGTTCTAGCAGAGCAGCTAATAATGTTTTTAGTGATCTTCGTGAGCCAGATATTAAACAAGAGTCTGACGAAGCGGTAGCAGCAGAGCGAGAAGGCCTGACAGATGAGGAGATAGCTGAAGGAGGCTTTGCTGACTTGGCGGATGTAGGGGAAGGTATTGTTATTGATGACCTATACGATGCGGAGTACCAAGATAGGGTTGACAGTGACTATGGTTATAACCCAGACGATGCTGAGTCGTTCTACAGCCTCTACTTCGATGAAAACGAAACCACAGATGGGGGATTCCCCCAACGCCTCATTGGTTCAGAGCGTGAGGGTGGGACCACTCCGGAAGAGTTGTTCAATATACTTGGCGCATCCTTTGGTGAGGGCATCTTTAACATAGTTAAGATCGTCGGGAACCAAGGAGAACTTCCCCCCAATATCAATACTGACTCCCCGGTGAGAGCGGTGGCTTATAATCATAGAGTGTGGCTAGTTGCGGATAGGATTCCAGCCCATAGAGTTGTTCCTATTCTCATGCATGAGATCGGGGCGCATGGGATAAGGGCTATCGTAGGAGACAAAGCCTACATGTCGCTTCTGGGAACAATAGCAAAGCTTGCGGTTTCTGACGCTGGTGTGCGACAAGCCTATAACATAGCTAAAGCTGCAGTTCGCAAGACTCACCCGGATGCAAATGAATGGATCATCCTAGAAGAAACGATGGCCTACTACGCTGAGAACAATACTCCCGTAAGAAATACTTTCTGGACGAACCTCTTCCACTATGTGCTGCAGGGCTTGCATAGGCTGAAGCTTATGTACACTGACGAGATGAAGGGGTGGCAGGTGATGGTTCTCATCCGGGCCTCCTTTAACGCCCACAGGGACGCTATGAATGGCTCCTATGGCAAGACGAATGTATACACAGCCAACTTCCTAGATATGCCCCTCTACCAGACAGATGAGGAATGGGGAGAGGTCGCTTATGACCCCAGAATGGAAGCTATAGAAAAAGGCGTTCCTTTGAGCCCGGTTCCTGATTGGGTGAGAGAGCATGTTCCAGAGGGGAGGGGTTTAGGCAAGATATTCAAAGTTAACTGGGGCCCGAAAGAATTAAAGAAGTCGGATCAAATTAGCTTCTCATCCCTCTGGCTAGGAAAGCGTCAACCCGGTAGGGAAAGATTCTTTATAACGCCCGGCACTGAATTGTACAGGGCCCTCTTTGATTACTTTGCCGTTATCAAGGGTTATCAGGAGGCTGTAGAAGCTAGGGGTGGTAAGGTTACTGAATCTCCATACCGAACTCATGGCGAATACAAGAACATAGTTAATGAGCGCCGTTTGGATTTCTGGACAGAATATGTTGCTCCTTTGGAGAAGTTTGCTGAAAAGCATAAGATAGATACTAATGATCTTCATGCGTACTTATATGCCAAACATGCTCCTGATAGGAATGCTAGCAAGCTGGAATGGAAAAAGAAAGAAGGAATGCCTCCCTCTGGTATATGGGATACTATAGAACAGGAAAGGTCGGAGGCTAATATATATAATCTTCCCTCAGCAGAGGGGCTCATACTCGAACTAAAGGGAAGGCTTTCCTCAGAGCAATACGCAAGGCTCGAAGAGTCTGCCCAATATATTTATAGAATAAACGATGTTCGTTTAAATATGTGGCGAGATGAAGGACTTATGCCGGAGTGGAAGATTAAAATGTTCATGGGGTTGCCTTATGTGGATGAGAAAGGAAAGAGCCACGGAGCCAATGAAAAAAGGCAGAAGTTTGCTGCAACTTATGTTCCATTAAGAGGGGAAAATATAGATACTGCTTGGGATTTATTTGCTGAGGGAAGACCCGTGTCAGGAATAGGCATCAAAGGAGCTGAGGTTAAAAAGATGCTTGGTCGTCACTCCCCCGCTGAAAGCACTTGGGCATGGTCAATACAACAGGTTAATGACACTATAGACCGGGCTGAAAAGAATAAGGTTGATCAGTCCTTTGCCAGATTTGTCTGGGAGAACCGTGAACTCTTGAAAGACCAGATGGTTGTCATTCATGATCAGGACTTCAAACTGGACAGAGACCCGGAGGGAGCCCTTTTTCTAGGCCTTCATCCTAAGGCTCAATCTGACCCTAACCATGTTATCTCCTTTAAGCAGAACGGTGAGCAATGGCATATCCTAGTTAAAGATAAGCGAATCGGCAGGGCTTTTAATCGAACCCATGTTGTAAATCCAAACAAGTTTTATAATATGTTAGCAGCAACTAATAGATGGTTTGCTCTTATTAACACAACCCTCTCCCCAGAATTCATATTAACCAACTTTAGTCGTGACTATCAGACTGCGCTATTTAATCTGGTGCATGAGACCGCTACGAGAAAAGGGCTTTCTCCTGATATGGCCAAGAAGATGGCAAAGGAAGTCACCCGCAATGCATGGAAGGCTACCAAGGGTATGCATAAGTTTGTTTCAAAGCGTGAGTCTGATACAGAATGGTCTGCTCTGGCTAAGGAGTTTTCAGAGGCTGGAGGACGCATAAATTTTTATGGGTTTAAAGATGTTAATCAGGTAGAGCGTGCAGTTAATACCATGATAGGGGACGCTAGTCCGTCAGGGCGTAGAAAATTCCTGAAGATGATGGGGTTTGGGAGGAGGGGAGTCGCCACGAAAACAGCAGGGGTAGTAAGTGATGTTAACTCCGCTGTTGAGAACACCATGCGTCTCTCTACTTACGCTTCCGTCAAGAAACAGTTAATGGCTAATGGGATGACAGAGAGCGAAGCTATAAGGGAAGCAGCTGATGTAGCAAGAAACCTGACTGTCAACTTTACCATGAAGGGCGAATTAACCCCGATCTTTAATTCATTGTATCTTTTCTTTAACGCAGGAACAGCTGGCTCCGCAAGAGCAATGATGTCCTATGCCAGATCGAGAAAGGTCAGGCAGATAGCCAAAGCTGGGGCAGCTTTTACAATAGCAAACTCCTTGGCGAATTATCTATTGGTTGGAGACGATGATGATAAAAGAAGCAGGTATGCCCAAATACCTATGGATCAGAGAAGCCGACAGATATACATATATGTTCCGGGCTCTGACAACTGGATTAAGATACCGTTAGCCTATGGATTTAACATTCCCTTTGTCATGGGGGATACCTTAGTTGCGCTTGGTATGGGTCAGATTAATCCAGCCCAAGCTGCAACACATCTCCTCGGGTCAATAGTTGAATCTTTCTTTCCTTTGGACGTAGCCAACAGTGACAGATTTCTAGTTCAAGTGGGAAAAACTCTTTCCCCCACTATATCTGATGTTGCTGTAGACCTCCTAGCTAACGAAAACTGGGCTGGTAATCCGATCTATAAAGTTCCTTACCCCGGATCAATGGCAGAACCTCCAGCTTATAGGGCATGGGCTAGTACTAGCAAACCAGCTAGAGTTATCTCAGACTGGATGAACAGATTAACAGCAGGGTCTATGAGCAAATATGAGAAGGGATTAGTTAGTGTAGACCCCACTATTCTTGATTACTTCTGGGGTATAGCCACAGGTTCGATGGGTCGCTTTTTGAAAAACTCTGGAGATATTGGATGGGATTTTGTTACTAAGGGTAAGATTGTTCCTCGCCATAAAGGAGTGGAGGACATTTATTGGAGCAAGGTTCCTATAGCCAGACGATTCATGCACGACGAATTCATTACCAGTAAGTGGGATATCAATACAAAGTACACGGCTTATCGGGAAGAGATAGGAACATCTAAATACTTTGCCAAGGGTCTTTTTATGGAGTTTGGCCCGGAGAGTAAAGAGTGGAGGACGTTCAAGAAAAGTGAGCACTATGAGTTAGTGAAGCTGGATAAATTCAGAAGCAAAACTGAAGGGGCTATAACAAAGCTTTATAAGGCGAGAAAGGCTCTTCGCACGAACAGGCTTATGCGGGAAGATTTAAAGAAACAACATATCATTGATATCGAGAAAAAAATACTCGAACTTAAGCGCCGATTCATAAGAGTGTTCGATGAGAAAATAGGTCGCGGATTGAGGATAAAGTCTCTAAGGAAAGCTGCGTGAAAAATCCCCGGCTGGTAAAGGTTGAGTGGCGAGATATTCTAGGCACATCAGGATGGGAGAAGCCTGATGAAGTTAACCCACCAGTGATAACGACGATAGGCTATTTAATTCAGAAGGATAAAGATGTGGTTAAGGTAGCCCACACCAAAGATGAGAAGGGTGCTTGGTCTGGAATCACGGCCTTTCCCAGAGGATGCGTGAAGAGTATTACGAATATTTCTTCATGATCTTTCTCAGAGTTACAGTCCTTACCCCATCGTAGTAACCTTCCCCATCTAAATCCTCCAGAATTACAACCCCTCTCCACCATTGATGCTCAGTATCCATACACCAACTCTCGGAGTAATCAGGATGAGAGAAACAACCCGCAGACAAACCAAATATTTTTTGCCCGTCCGGTCTGGTATGTTCTGCGTGATTATATAAATGCGAATGACCTTGGACGGCAGAGCAATGAAGTTTAGTGACCAGTGTATGCCCGATATGGGTGCTAGAGATTGGTCTCCCAGATACCCCAGTAGTGAAATAGTGCGAGAAGGCGATTCCTTCTATGGTGACGCACTTCTTGAAGGGAATAACATCCCACCCGAACCCTTCGTACTGCAGGTCTGCGATACCTATTGTCCCATCTAACTCAGCTTGTGAATTTGTGGCTCTAGTTATCCTATCCTCATGGTTGCCTAAGCACATCACTAAGCGTGGCCTATATTGTTTCTTGCCGTTCCTTCTTTTTCTAGCGTTGAATCGGTTCATCTCCTCGAACAATAGTTCTTGGGCCTCGATGGCTGATTGAATGTCCTTCTTGTATCTCCTCCCCTCGAACCCCTTTGTTCCTCTGTCGTAAGAGGACAGGGACGGTAGATCAGCTAGGTCACCCAAGCAAACAACGCACTCAGGCTGCTCCTCCATGAGTAACCGACCTACCGCCCTGAACCTTTCATTGTTGTAATCGGGATGCGCGTGGGCATCAGGGATAATCATTAGGTTCATAGTATCTCACACTTATCCCCGGTACAAGCCAGTTCCTGACTTCCAACCGTGTTGTCATCATCTTCCACTACTGATTCCCAGTTGATGGGTTTCGTTCTGGGAAACGTGGAATACTCTTCCTTGGTTATCTCCTCGTAAGGAGCAACCTCGTAGCTGTGGCTGTCGTCTGCCCTTGGCAGGAAGCTTACGCCACTGACTATGTCAAAGTTCTTGTAGCACCAAGCGCCCACCGCTAGCCACTCGTCCTCACCTACATAGATCGTGACGCTGGGCTTATGTTCGCACCAATGAAGGGCGAACTTCTTCCATATCTCAAGATGCTGTAGAGCAGTCACCTCGTGTCTGGTGCGTGACTTCGCAGGAGACTTCATAGGGAACGAGAAGACCATAGCCTCCTTGTTGTATGGGTCATCCTCGTAATGCACACCTGCGTCAATCAGGGCCTGATTCAGAGGGTCTTTCCTGTCCTGTCTGATGCGTCTGATGTAGTGCTTGGAGTATGAAGGATGTAGGCCTGACCCGGCTACGCCTGTAAGCTGACTGACAGTGCCAGACGGTTTTATGCAGGTGATGGCAGCAGAGGGATTGATATCCATCTTCTTGGCCCAGATATTATTCATGGTAATAGCCGAGCCCCTCCATGCCTCAAGCTGAGTGGGTGTGGCATTCAAGACTACTGGGCAATCAAACACTCCGGTAAAACTAACACCCAGCAACCTCTCTTCCTCTGCGTTCTTTCTCCATATCGGTCTGACGTATCTGAAGTCGGTGAGCGCGGATTGAATAGTCCCAAGGATGGTAGCTAACCCTATCTTCCGAGACACATCATCAATCGTGTCGGTTGGGCGTAACACCACTTCTGAAAGGTTGCAAGTTTCTGCACTTCTAAGGCAAATTTCAGAACAGGGATTGCAACCGAACTCGTGGTCCTTGTCCCTCCTTTCCGGCATAAGCTTCTTAGCAGCTTCTCTGTTAAAGATGCCTCGCTCTCCACTATGTGACTCATAAAGGGAGAGCCACTCACGCATAAAGATACCCATGTCGGGCTTCTCTGTGTAACACACGCTGTTGTTAGCCAAGGCTCTCTGGGGGTTCTCTATCCACCACTGCCCTGTCTTTGCGTGTCTCATTCTTTCGTCAGTCAGGTTGCTCAGGCTTATCTCTGCTGCCCTCCTGACGCCACCTACTACCACGCTCTCCCCATTCCAGCACATGAGGTCATGACATTCTAGGCTATTCAATCGTCGGCCTTTAGCGTTCTGGAACGTGTGTATGTAGTGCCCAAACAATCTTTCCAGAGGGTCGGGGCCAGATGCCCTTCCTCCAAATGTCTTTAGTCTCGCTCCGGCTGGGCGAATCCTACTGTAGTCTACTTTAGGAATCATTCCCTGATAGAGCAGGCTGACTAATTCCCTCAGTCCTTTAGCCCATCCTATCTTGCTATCAGAAACAACAATGGTTGTGTCTGACTCATGAAACTCGTCAGCGATTTCCGGAAGACGGTTAATGAATTGTCTTTCTACGCTGAACCCAACACCAGTTCCACATAGAAGAACGTAGAGGGATTCATCAAATGCTCTTATATGGTCAACAGCAAGGTAAGCGCAGTTGTATCCTGCCATGTTGTCTCTAGTCAGGGCGCCTGTTCCGGGATCAGGGTCAGCGGTCATGAAGGCTCTCATAGAGGGCATAACTTCCATGTCAAGGATAGCTTGTTTAACTTCTTTAGGGAACCCTCCTGCAGTGTAACCAGCTAGCACCCACTCCATATAGTTGGTGTAGCGGTTAACCGTTTCTTCCCATGACTCCCTACGCCCTTCGGAGTCTAGGTAACGTGCGTATCTGCTCTTGTGGATTATGCCTTGGTATTCAGATATCATTTTTTCGCCTTTTCCCATTTGTCATGAGTGTACCATTTCCACTCGCCCGTGCCGTCTATGCACCAGAACCCCTGCTTAGAGTCGTTCTGAACAAAATCCAAAACCTTTACCTCACCTGTTTCTTTTTCCCTTAGTTTTATTTTTGGTCTTTTTTTGTTCACGTTCTTTTAAATTCCTTTCGTTAGCCCAGTCGGAGAATTGGTGGAGGGACATTCCGGTATGATCCCGGAACCATTCCCCCCACGTATTCCCCCTCGTTGGTGTAGGCTTATGCCGTTTGGCCCATACTTCTTTTGCTAGATAATAGACTCGCGAGACCTGCTCGTCATCATCCTGCCAAGTATAGACCGCTTTAGAATGGGACCGAGTCATCCTCTTCTGGGGAAGAACCGCTACCATTCATACTAGAACCCATCTGCATCATACCGGCTATGATACTGGTTCCATGACGCTCGTTACCTTCCTTGTCAGTGTACTTGCTGTAGGAGATACGTCCTTCCACATAAAGTTGCTGGCCTTTGGTAACGTACTCATTCACAGTGTCAGCTAGTTTACCAAAAAAGGTGACCTTGTGCCAGTCAACTTTTTCGTTATCACCGTAACCACTGTTGGTTGCAAGGGAGACGTTACATACTGTATCCCCCTTGGCTGTCTCTCTAACGATGGGGTCTGCCCCAACTCTTCCAACTAGAATTGCTTTATTTACATTCATAAGATTTTCCACTCAGGGTTGTACTTCTTGGTAAGTTTCCACAAAGACAGAGCGCTGTTGAACATCTCCCGAAAGCGGGGAATGTCCTCATGCTCCCATTCAAGAACACGATGGCCTTCGCCAACGTCTATGAATAAGTTAAGGAGTCGTCTAGACCCTGTCAATCCGTTGACAGGTATCCCTTGGTCATACGCAGCCAACTGGACCCCGTGATCGTCATACACCATTTTCTTAACATTAGGATTGTCTGGGAATTCTTTTGTCTTGAAATCGACTATCCATTCATCATTGGATAGGTCGGTCCTTCCACCATATCCTAGCGGATGGGAAAAGGATTGCTCAACTTCCCATTTTTGAGGGCCACAGACCTCATTCAGTTTCGCATCAACGCCCTTGCATAGGGATTGGAATTCCTCAGGAACCTCCTCCCCCTTGAAATATTTTTCCAAGTGATCGTGTATGTCTGTACCTCGACCCATTATCATCTGCTGTTTTTTGTTGAACTCGCTCCGGGCTAGCTTCTCAACATCCTCGAAAGACAATATCCCAGTTGAGTTTGCCCTCAACTTCATCTGTTCGTGGAACGCTTTCATCAGTTCCGTTTGAATCCATTTGTTCAGCATGTGTCGAGATACTATATCTCCCCACACTGTTGAGACAGAAGGAACCCAGTCGTATTTCCTAGCGTCTCTCAGGGTGGATGGTCTCCTACCGTTCTTTCCCGTGACCTCGTAACAGGGGTCACCCGCTTTGTTGTACCAATGGCTCATTTGTCTGGTCCCTGTAGTTCTTCAGAGAAGCTAGGGGTTGGAATCATTCCTAACTTTTTTAGTACTCTGTTGTATTGGGTTAGATCATTGCTGTACTTTGCCCAGCTTACACAGTTAAAATCTCTACATAGTTGAGGTCTATCTTCATAGATGTTGCATTCCCAATGTGGGTCAGTGGCATGTTTTGTCTGTCTTAAATGGGAGCATTTAATCCGTATTCCTTTTTCTGTGTTGGTTATATTGTCATGCCCTTCAGCAATAGCGCGGAGCCATTCAAATTGTCGGGGGCTTTTCCAGTTAGGCTTGAGTTCTATTTCGCAACATATCCCACATGACTTGCAAGCACGCTCAGTTATATCCTCTTCCTTTAGAGGCCACTCCCGAACATGCACAGGAAATTCTAAATCCTTCATTATTGCGTAGCGTTATCGTACTCATCAAGCCACTTTTCATCGCTGTCAGAGTTGGCGAATCGTTTAGCTATCAGTTTATCATAGCCTTCCGGGGTAGCCCACGGAGCAGGAACTCCATTCTTAAACGCTGAATCATTATAAAGATACGCCCCGATTCCTAGCAATACCGCCGAGCGCTTTAGAGCGTCAGAGATTGCTCCTTTTGCCCCCTCAAAGTCCGTGTCTCCGGCCCCATCAGATTTAACTATCCAGTTACCATTGATACAAACACTAAGTTCGCAGATAACTCTACCTGACCCGGTCTCATGGTATTTAGTCTGCCAGCATTCAAGACCGAATACATCATCCAGTCTTTTCATAACGTGACGAGCGTCTATGTAGTGGAACTGTCGTCCACCCCCACCCTTCCTAACCTTGACATCTTTCGGGTCGAAAGGCCTTTTAAGGGCAATCGTCATCTTTCGTGTGTCATCCTTCTCGCCAAGTATTTTCATTCTGAGTTCCCTCATTCTTTGGGCGTCAATGTCTTTCATGTCTGTCGTTTGCCATTGGTGTTGGCGCTCTCTAAGTTCCTGAGCGTGATAGTCATACCCTTCGTTGTAGTCGGGCCCTCTTGTTGCTTCGATTGCTTCTGCTGAATGTCCATTAGCCATGTGTCACCTCTGGGACGTCTGCCCCAAGTTCTATTCCAATTTGAGTTGATCTTTCGATTAACTCGCTCATTTCTCCAGTCGTCATACTAGACGTCTGTCGAATTCTGGTTCTCTGATCTCCTTGGAGGTTTATATATTCTTCCGTGCCGAACACAGTTTCGATTAGAATATTTTTTATCTCCTCCTTTGTGTGACCAGTCTTGTCTGCGATGGAACCGCACCATGCATGGAACATATCGTTCTGCTCTAGGCTACGGTTCTTCTTATAGGGTTTAACCACAACCTCAATCAGATTGTTGTAGTCACCGAGTTCTATTGCGCTTAACCATGAGACGCATAGGTTCCTGATGTTATTGTTTCTCAGTATCCAACGCTTGTTCATTAGTGCAGTTCCTCCCGAGTGATGAGTTCAATCGCCTCCACGGAAGTTGAGAACCCTTCATCGGTATCTCCTATTTTGTATCCCGCGCTGTCGATGTGACTGTACAGTTCCTTGGTGACGATCTGCCTAGCGGTCTCCAAAATGATTTCATGATTTGGTCCATCGTCAACCCATAGGGTAATCAACGCTACCATTTTATAAGCTGTGCGAGAATTGCCCGGTTCTGGGTTTTGTATAGCCATGTTAGTTGGTCCTCTTTCGTGTATTCTAGCGAATGGCACTTCTGATGGCAAGTCCTACAGACAGGGATAACATGGAGGTCTGCTGGCCTTTTGCTAATCCCCGTCTCGAGTCTGACATGATGTGCATCCACTCCGTATTTTCCGCATCCCCAACAGGGCTGTTGGTGAACCCAGTCGAGGTATTTCATGGGTCCATTATACCAGATTGACAGGGCATGTCAAGTCGTGGTAAAATGAGGTTTTCTACCCGAGGGATGCAAAATGCTTACCTACCATCAGAAGAAAGAGTTTATCATGACTCAGCTGTTTCAGGCTCAGAGTCTGGACTCGTCTGAGAAGCTT